TTTGGCAGGAGTACCAAGGAACTCGGCAAGTCCATGACGCGCAGCCTTACCATGCCGATTGCTGCACTTGGTGCGGCAGCTATCAAGTCGGCGGCTGATCTTGAAACGATGGAGGTCAGTTTTATCAGCTTGACAGGTGGCGCAAAGCAGGCCGCCGATATGATGGCCAACCTCAACGAATTCACGGCAAAGACACCGTTTCAAATTGAGGCGGTAGCGAAGTCAGCGCGGCAGCTCATTGCCTCGGGATCAGGCTTGGAGGAAGTAAATACACAGCTTCAATTTCTTGGCGACATAGCTGCAACCAGTGGCCAGCCCATTGATGAGATAGCTGCAATCTTTGCCAAGGTAAACGCAAAAGGCAAAGTAGAATTAGAGAACCTTAACCAACTAGCCGAGCGCGGTATTCCAATCTTTACCGCCTTGGCTGAGGCGACTGGTTTACCTGCTGATAAACTTGGCGCGGGGCGTGTGAGCGTTGATCAGTTCAATGACGTACTGAAAAGCTTTAGCGAGGAAGGTGGATTTGCAGCGGGCGCAATGGAGCGGCTAAGTGAAACGGCATCGGGTAAGTTTAGCACAGCACTGGACAATCTAAAGTTAGCAGGCGCGGCGTTGGCTGAGGATCTTTTGCCTATCGTCAAGAAATTAATTGATCGATTTACTGAGTTCACTCAAAAGGTTCAGAAATTATCTCCTGAATCTAAAACTTTAGCCCTGAAAATACTAGCCATTGCCGCAGCCATTGGTCCTGTGTTGGTTATTGTGCCTTCATTAATTGCAGGAATCGAGGGCGTCGCTGGCGCATTCTCTTTTCTTAATAAAACAATGATGAAAAACCCTTTCGCTTTGGTTGCCACAGCCTTGGCGTTAGTTGTCACAGGTATTATCATGCTGAGTGGTGAAACGGTTAAAGCGGTGACGGCTATTGATCGGCTGACTGAAGCAAATAAAAACCTAACGTTAGAAGAAAAGAAGCGAAATATAGAAGTATCAATTGAGCAGCAAAAAACACTAGTTGCACAATTGGAAGCCGAGAAGAACGCAAAGGATGCAATCGTAAAGCAAGGATATGGCGGCAAGGCAATCAAAGAACAGCGTGAAGCAAACGACGCATACAGTGAAGCCAATGCCGAGTTGAGCGAGATGATCGGGATGCTTGACGGCGTGAATGAGAAGCTAGAAACGAACGCGAACAAGAACAAAACAGGATCGGCAGCAGTCGAACAGTTGACGCTCGACATGGTCAAGGCTTCAAAGGTAGCGTTTGACCTAAAGCAGGAACTGGCCAAGCTTGGCACGCAAAGAAGCGAACTTTTTGAAGGCACAACCAAAGGCAAAGCCGCCGAGGTAGATTTGGAATTCGAGGAGATTGAGATGGCCGAGATGATGTTAGGCGATGAAGAAGACTGGGCCGCCGCTGGTGATCGCATTTTAGCCGCTCGCGATTTAGTGCAGAGGCAAGCGCAAGCCATGGGCCAAATGATAGCGGGCTTTGTAGATAACGCATTCAGAAAGTTGATTGACGGCACGGATAGCTTTGAGGAGATAATGAAAACTATGATTAAGCAGATGGCCATTCAACTGGCTTCATTGATTGCACAATTTGCAGTGCTTTCGTTGCTTATGCCTTCGTCATTGGTGGGTGCAGGAGGTAAGGCGGTTGGCCTTGGTCAGTTTATTGGTGGCGGTTTTGGCATACCACAATTTGCAAGCGGTGGCATCGTAAGCGGGCCAGTGATCGCGCAGGTGGGTGAATACTCAGGCGCATCACATAACCCTGAAGTGATTGCACCGCTGGACAAATTACAGAGCATGATGGGCGGCCAAGCTGTACAAGTGACAGGCAAAATCTCAGGCCGTGATATACTGCTAACAAGTGAGCGCAATGCAATTGACCGAAACCGAGTAAGAGGATTTTGAGCCATGGACCCGATACGACTATACGCAGAATTTCAGGACGACCTCGGCACGGAGTACCGTTTAAACATCCATCAGGAAGGTTGGCAAGTATCACCTGTTGAGTTCTACCTAGGCGCTGACGGTTTTACATTGAGCTACAGCGGCGATAATGAAAACCGAATGCAGCCGATTATAGGCAGTGAATTAACCTTCACGCTTACGGAGGATAACGCACAGCATAGCCTTTTTATAACGGCGCTGGCAACATCTCAGGACGCCGAGTTTACGGTTTCAATTTGGAAGGGATGGCAGGTAACTGATGAACTGTTTTGGACGGGCGTTTTATTATCCGAGCAAATTGAGCTAATGGATCAGGCGTATCCAATACAGAACACACTAAACGCCGTCGACGAACTTGGCAACCTGACCAACACGCAGTACACAAACAACGGCACGGCATACACGGGCCGAGACAACATAGCCCAGCACATTTACAAATGCCTTTTGAAGACTCGGGCGCTGCACGTTTACGCAGATACGGACGTACTTTTTAAATATGCCAACGACTTTCAACCCGCTACATTCCAAGCGACAAACGCACTGATTGAGGCCGAGGTAAATCATAGCGCATTTTACAATCAAAACGCCGACGGATTGCCGCAGTTTTTTGATACGTTCAAAGTGTTGCAAGATTTAGCCATAACATTCAACGCGCGGGTTTTCTTTTCTGAAGGCGTGTTTTATTTCTTGCCAGTTGGTTTAATAGTTGACGGTTCAGAAATAAACATTTACAGCGTGACTAAGGGCGGCACGGTGAGCGCGTCAACGTCTAGCATTGATTTAGATATTGAAGAGGGTACAAGCTTTGTGCGAATGCGTGGAGGATCTAAGAGCTTTTTGCCACCATTGCAAAGCGTGCGCCGTACATGGGTAACAAACGCAAATTTTCCTGTACTCTTTGACTTCGCGCAATTCTTAAACCCCAACAGCGTACAAACTGCAATCGGCACAACGATAAGCGATAACGACCTAGCTTATGAAGCCAGTACACAATTGCGCATTAGTTTTAAATACACGCACGAATACGAAGGCGGCGGCACTTTTACAGGTGAAGATATACCCGCTCGGCTGATGCTGCGTTTGACTGTAAAATGCGGGTCGCTGTATTATGTGAACGCCATAACCATGGGGCCGAATACAATCACATATGGAAACTTTGCAGGTAGCTACACGGTTGAGCAAATAAACATCAGCGCACCAAGTTGGACCGCGTCGGCTGGTTATTTTTACATACCACTGACGCAAAATTATCAGTACATCGACCGTAACACGGGCCAAGTATTTTTTAATCAGGCGTGGCCTACGGGGGTGCTTAACGTACAGAATTATAACGCGCCGCTGGTTATTGACCTCGACCCGTTGACGTCGGAGCAGGCAGGCCTAGACGTTACGGCTGCAATTATAGCGGTAGACCACGCAGGGGTAAGTGCGCCCGATGTAGTTGACTCCACGGCATTCGGCAAGCTTTCCGAGTTTGCTATTTTTTCTATGAATGGTCAAGCCACGAACGGCGATCAGGTAGTGTATGATGCAAACACTGGCGAGAATGGACAGGTCAAACTGGAACAGCCAAGCGTTGAAATTGGATCGTCAGCCATTGACAACTACAAAGCTATCTATGATAATAACTCCACACCTGCCGAGCTTATCAATGAATGGTTTAGCCAGTTAAGCCCACAGGAAGAAACAGCGATCCACACGCTCGGAGTGATGGAGGTAATACGCGGGCAAAACAATAGCACGCCAGTCAGACGTGGCACGGCATTCCAGTCCTTTTTTAGTCCTTACCACGTTGTAAATTTTACAGGTGACAACAGCCGTTACCTACCATTTCAAACGACATTCACCGCGCGTCCTGTAGAATGTGAATACGAGGTATTCCAGCTTGACGATAACGATAGCGCGGTAGTCACTCCACAACCTGAAGTGATTGATACGCACGAACCGCAAGACGACGGCGAACCAGTGTACGATATTCGCAACCTGTTCGAACCTGACGCGGGTAACGTGCCGCCAAATGTATTGCGGCGCTTTTTACAGCAGCCTGTGACAGCCGTAACAAACGCAAGAGGCGACACCTACGTAGTGCTTTCCACGGATTACATGATTATGAATACTTGGAGCGGGGTAAACGGCACGGCAACCATTGAACTGCCAAGCGTAACAAATAACGAAGGGCGAACGCTTCAATTTCATAGCGACGACACGATAAGCGCAAACACTGATATAACACTAGAGCCAAGCGCAAGCGATACAGGGGTAACAATAGACGGCGCAGCTAGTTACAGCTTTGACCGCGCTTATGACGGCATTACTATCTTGTGCCATAATTCGAATTGGTTTATTATACAGAAAAAAGAGAAGTGATGGAGTGGGAAATTGTTGCAATCGTATTGCCAGTTGTGGCGGGTTTGGTAGGTGTATGGGTAAACCTTAACAGCACGGTGGCACGCCTCAAAAGCCGCGTGATCCAGTTGGAACTAGACAGCAACGAGATAAAAAGCGACATGAAAGAACTACTCGCCAGCGTCCACAAAATCGAGTTAATGATTGCAAAGCTGCAAAAATGATTTACATTATATTAGCGACCATCATAGTCAATGTAATATATAAGGCGCGTGAATATGGCCGTGCTGATGTTGCCGACCTCATTATAATGATTGCCGCCTGCGCCCTGTTATGGAATTAAGATACTTCCGCTTCGAAGAATTTGATTGCAAGTGCAGGAAATGCCGCACCAATTCGGAGGGCCTTGGTATCGATATTATGGACATGGATTTTTT